ATTGGCTTTCAATCTCAAAACATAGAACGCATGCTTTGTTTTGATAAGGATGTGGTGTGTGGTATTTACCCAAGAAAACATATCCACTTTGAAAAGATACCTGAATTAGTGAAAGCAAATCCAAATATTACTCCTGAAGAATTAGAAGTTAAGACATTAGGATATAATCTTAATTTTGATGATCCCAATAATGTTACTGTAGATAGTGGTTTTTGTAAGGTACAAGAAGCAGCAACAGGAATGATGCTCGTTAAAAGAGAAGTCTTTCGCACCATGATGAAAAAGTTTCCAGAACGTAAATATCAATCCGATCAAATCATTAATGGTAAGCACTTTAGTTCGGATAATTGCTATGATTTATTCTGTGCAGGTATTTATGAAACAAGTCCAGGAAAGAAAAGATATTTATCGGAAGATTATTACTTCTCTCGATTATGGCTAGAATGTGGTGGAGATATCTGGGCAGATATAGGGATGCCTTTAACTCACTTTGGTAATCGAGCTTTTAAAGGTCATGTTGGATCATTATTTAAAAAGAAATAATGAGACTAAGATTAATTCAACACAGAGAAACTTGTATAGATAGTGTTTATATTTTTGAAGATTTTTTAGATGATCTTGATTATTTAAATTTTATTAAAAAAGAAGTAATAAAGTCTACTGAAGTAGATAAGATGAATTATTCTACAAATGTAAAAGCAATGATGACCGACTATGGTGATTTGCTACAAAATTCAAACCTTATTTTTTTACAGAAAAAAATATTAGAAACTATTTCTATATCATTTACATTAAGGACTCCTCATCCTCATCAAGAGTTTAATCTATCTTTTTGTGATTGTTGGGGAATGAAGCACTCAAAAAAAGAGCACACAAAACAACATTCTCATAGTGGACAAGATTGGTCAGGAGCTTTTTATGTAGATGTTCCTAGTCCTGTGCAAATGTTTTTTGGTGACTTTTTAGATGGTGTAGAATTAAAATCTAATATGTTAGTTTTTTTTACAGGGCATATAAAACATTTAGTGCACGCATCGAACACAGAATTAGATAGACTTTCTATTGGGTTTAACATTAAACATTCGTTTCATTAATGTATTTTCCCACTTATCATTTTGTAAAGTTTTTTGATAAACCACAAGAAATATTAAACTTTGCTTTACAACAAGAATACTTTAGATCAGAAGGAGCAAAATGGCCAGGAGCTAGAACAAGAGGATTTAATGAAATTAATCCAGAATTAAGTCAATATATTGGAAATAAAATATTAAAATCTATTTACGGTCGTTATCGAGAAGATAAAACAAATTCCTTTTCTTTTGAAAGTGATTCTTATTTTCAACTAATAAGAGCAGATGATATTAAAAATGATAGTGATTTGGGTTGGATTCACGCAGATGATCAAATTATGCTAACCTCTATAATTTATTTAAGTCCTGACTTACAAAATTCAGGAACGTCGATCTATCAAAGTAAGGCTGATTATATGCTTCCTCACCGTAAAAAAGAAATTACTTATCGTCTATCTCAAGACGAAAATTTAATAGACGAATACAAAAAAGCACAGGAATTTAGTAACAGTCGTTTTACGAAAATAGCAGAATTTAAGCCTCTCTATAATAGCTGTTTATGTTTTGATGGTGGAATGTATCATGGGCAAGATTGGTCAGAGGAAGATCGTCAAAAAGATAGACTGACCATAAACACTTTTTTTAAAGAAATTAGAGCTCCTTATTTTCCTTATAGTGAGTTAGACAGATTTTTTGAACTTTAATTACCTATTAATTGTAGTATATTAATTTTCATGCCACTGACTAATTTTACAATAAAACCAGGCATTAATAAAGAAGTTACCGATTATACGGGTCAAGGACAATGGGTGGACTCGGATAATGTACGCTTTTTTAATGGCCTTCCCCAAAAAATCAAAGGTTGGGACAAGTTTGTTGAAACCACGATTGTCGGTGTAGTGCGAGATCAACATGGTTGGATATCTTTAGATGGCACACGGTATGATGCCTTTGGTACCGACAGAAAATTATACGTATATGAAGAGGGGTTAGTTTTTGATATTACTCCGATTCGAAATACCGAAGCTTTAACCGATCCTTTTACAACCAATGGTACAGCGACTGTTTTAGTGACAGACGCAGGGCATGGCTGTCAACAAGGTAGCTTTGTGACCTTTGATTCTTTCTCCACGATTGACGGACTCGATATGAATCAAGAGTTTGAAGTGACTTCGGTCGTCAATACTTCTGCTTATACGGTGACTCATACATCAGCTGCAACAGGTTCAACCGCAGGGGGTGGAGGGGCAGGTAATGCAGCTTATCAAATTAATCCTGGCCCGTCTTTCTCAACTCCCGCTTATGGTTGGGGAACTGATTTTTATGGAGCAGGTGCTTGGGGAGAACCTTCCACCGTTTCCAATGTCACCCTCGAAGCAAGACAATGGTCTCTCGATAATTTTGGTGAAGATTTAATTGCGACTGAATTAAACGGTGGTACTTATCGTTGGGATACCTCTGTTGGTACTGCAACAAGAGCAACTGCTTTAGCAAACGCTCCTACTACTTCAAGGTTAAGTTTAGTTTCTTCTCCTGATCGACATTTAATTTTATTTGGAACAGAAACCACCATAGGTAACCCTGCAACACAAGATGATTTATTACTTCGATTCTCGGATCAAGAAGATATTAATAACTATACGCCCACCGCAGAAAATACAGCAGGTTCATTAAGGATTGCCGACGGATCACGGATCATTGCTGCTGAACGTTCAAGAGGTCAAACATTAGTTTGGACAGATACCTCTCTTCACTCTTTACAATTTATTGGTCCTCCTTTTACTTTTGGTCTAAGACAACTCGGTCAAAACTGTGGAATTATCGGACAACATGCAGGCATTGATTTAAATGGTAATAGCTTTTGGATGTCACAAGATTCTTTCTATCTCTTTGATGGTTCCGTGAAAAAACTACCATGTACCGTCGAACAATTTGTTTTTAATAATATCAACCAAACAGCTTCCGAAAATGCTTTTGCAGGTCATAATGGTGAGTTTAATGAAATTGTTTGGTTTTATGCCAGAACAGGCTCGGATCAAATTAATGCAATTGTTGCTTATAATTACCAAGAAGGTACTTGGTGGACAGGAACCTTAGCTCGTACATCTTGGATAGACCGAGAGACGTATGATAATCCTATTGCCACACAATACCTAGGTAATACAACTGCTAACAATGAAACAATTCTAGGACTAACTTCTGGTGCAACACAAATCTATCTTCACGAACAAGGTAATAATGCCGACGGACAAGCAATGAATGCTTACTTAAAATCAGGTGCCGTTCAAATAGGACAGGGAGATGATTTCTCTTTTGTCTCTAAATTAATACCCGATGTTCAAAATCAAAGTGGTACACTCAATTTAGATTTTGAATTTTTACGATATCCCAATGATGCGAATGCAGTCACTAAATCCACTAGCTTTACATCAGGAACAGAAAAGGTAGACTTACGAGGAAGAGGCAGACAGTTCACAGCGAATATTGTATCCAACACAACAAACACAGCTTGGAGATTAGGTACCATGCGTTTTGACATACAGCCAGATGGCAGAAGGTAAATGATTTTAATAGAAGAAGATTTTTTAAATCATCAAACTTGTGATGAATTGATTCAAATGTATCAAAATTCAGAAACTTCTTTTGGAACTTATAGGGATATTTACGTAAAAAATTTATTTTGTATAGATAGAAAAGCATCTTTACAAATGGGAATAATCTTTACAAGCTATCTTGCTGCAAGAGGTGTTCAAGTCTATCCAGAATTAATTCAAGCTGCAGTTTGGCCAGAAGGAGCAACGCAAGCCATACATATTGATAAAGCACGCACTACAACTGCTTTAACTTCTATTACTTACTTAAATGATAATTTTGAAGGAGGAGAAACTTATTTTGAAAATGGTACTTCTGTAAAACCTAAAAAAGGAAAAACAGTTTTTTTTGATGGAATGAAGTATCCCCATGGAGTTCATCCTGTCAGAAATGGAAAGAGATTTGTTTTAGCAAATTGGTATTCCAAAGATATTGAAAATCTGTATATTTAAATCATGGCCAAATTAACCTTACAACGATTCCCTGATCCACCTCAAGAGTATGACGCTCGTAACTTTAATGAATTGATTAGACAATTAGAGGCCTTAATTCAACAGTTGAATAGTTCTTATACACAAGATAGTTTAGAGGAAGCAACAAGAAGAGCTTGGTTCTTCAGTAAACCATAATGGCAGACGTATATAAAAATTTTACTTTAGAGATGACTACGGCCAATACAACAGTATTTACCGTACCTCAAGCAGATGTGGCTAATAACATTCCTGTATCTACCTATGTCGCTAAAACTATTTATGTTGTGCATAGTAACCCTTCTCCTACAAAAACTGCTTTTACTCTAGCTCACTATGATGCGAGTGCTAATAATACAATTAGTTTAGCGGGAGAAAGTAAAACCACTGAAGTATTTAACGTTTTAGCAGAGGGGCTCTATGTCTTTGAAGCAGGGGATATTCTTTATGCCTGTGCTGCTTCTAATGCTGAATTGGTAATGTCTGTATCTTTATTAGAGATCAAACAACAACAATAATGTCTT